ACAATTGAAGTAGTAGTTGGTAGATTCTAATGAAAACAATAAAACGATTGTTTAGAAATGCCTATTCTGGAGAGGACATCTATTCAAACGCTAGATACAACGAAGGTCAGTGGAATTACGAAAAAGAATATGTCGCAAGAACTCTAGACAATCAAGGGTTTAACAAAAAAGCAGTTATAGTAGGTAACGGGACAAGCAGATTAGAATTTAATCTATTAGAATTTCAAAAATCTTATATTAAAAGAAGAATACAAACTTACGGGTGTAATGATTTATATAAAGATTATACACCTGATTCTTTGGTAGTGTCACGGCCCGAAGTGGTCAAAAAAGTAAATCAATCAGGCTATTGCAGAGATCATGTAGTCTATTCAAACAGCAACGCAATTTTACAATACCCCGGAGCATTTCATTTAATACCGCAAGACCCAAGTTGGAATTCTGGATCAATAGCAGCGTACTTGGCTTGTTTTGATGGACATCCTACAGTATATTTGTTAGGGTTTGATGGCAATGATGCACCCAATACTAACAATAATGTCTATGAACGCAGTGATATTCAAAATGACAGCTTCATGTCCTTGACTATGGTTCATGTGTTTAAGGCATATCCAATGGTTGATTTTGTTTTAGTAAACAGTACCGGAAGAGGTTATATGCCCGCTGCTTGGTATGGGGTTACCAATTTAAGAAGAATCAGTTTTAGAGATCTAGTATTAGAATGTGATCTCTAAAGCAGTTTCAAAAGCTTTAATTTTGTCTAATATCACTTGAAAATTAAAGGTCCTCCATACGCCCGGATGCAATGGTTTAGGATGATCTTCAATAGTGGTCCAAGCGTATCCTCTGTGTTCATCATTTAGTTCAGGAACAAACTCATTATCTACAGTAATCAGATAAGTGTGATATTCAAAAGTGCCAATATCGCTAGTAAATTTCTCTAACGGAATAAGTTGCACAAAACTATCTAAATTTATTTCTTCGCGTATTTCTCTATACAATGCTTCTACAGGAGTTTCGCCTGATTCTACTCCTCCGCCTACCAATCCCCAAGAACCAGCATGACGTTTTTGATTTCTTAATAAGAAAAGATATCTTTTGGTACTAACACTATAAACTAAAGCGCCACAACCTATATGATTAGACTCCACTCACCACCTCGATAAACACCCTCTACTGCCTTGACCCAGTCCTCTCCGGTCCATCTATATTGAATACCAGTAAGTGTATTTGTTACATATTCGGTATCATTTTCATTTTTGCTGTCAAATACCACTTGCCATATACTTCCGTTAAATTCGATGATATCATTGGCATTAGCTACCAGATTTTGCCAGACTGTACTGCCTTCTAAATTTGCATTGCTACCAATTGCTGCTGTTAACAAATAACGAGTACCAGTAATAGGCGACAATAAATTGCTGTCTACAGCAACATTTCTAGGATTTATAATAGCGGCAACTGGATTCAATGTGTTAGAAGGTAAGGTGTCTTCTACTGGTTCAAACAACAAAATGTAAGGATCTGTAGGATGGTAAGCAATTGTACCTATCAATTCCGTGCCAGTAGGCAAAGCCAGTCTTATTTCTGTAGTGCCTGTAACCAAGGTACCATATATTTCAATTACAGAACGCCAAGTTGCTGGTGGTGCCACTTCGATAATATTGTCATTGGCATCAACAATTTCCTCTGGTTTTAGTAACTGTAATTGATTGCCACTATAAAATAATCCATAATCCAGTGGAGTCACATACCTACGTGTGCTCAAATTGGTTAATATAGTATCTGAACTGAACGCACCAGTTTCGTCATACACACTTCCGATAAACTTTTGAATCACACCAAGACGTTTAACCTTGGCCGGAGCACTAATCCAAATTGGCATCATAAACGTTAATGTAGCCACATCAATGGGTTCTTCTGTACTAGTAGGGATAGTTCGTGAACTCCAAATTACACCAGTTAGTTGCACATAACTTAGACTGGACCAATCTATATAGTTGTCTGTGCTTTGGATTTCAAACGCAGGATTAAACAACACTGCCAATTGTTCTATCAACTGCATTTTTTGTTCAGTATTGCTAGTCCAAATATCAAGCTTGACTTCTAGATTGTAAGGAACAGGCATCAAACGTTCAATAGTGTAGCTGTCACCTTGATTGCTGTTGTATAACCCGGTTTCTGGATCATACTGTCGTTCACGCATGTTCATTTTACTTACAAAAAACGGCTCTTGCATTCTGTCTTGCTGATAAGTGAATCCGCTGATGTAGGCGCTCATTGCTGGAACAGCGTTCATGACGTTTTCACTGTTTTGTCTTAATATAGCTGCGGCCTGTCTACTAGGGTCACCATAATACACAGGTACACGTTGTAAAGTTCGTGTACCATCTCTGTCTTTACCAAATTCAACTTCAAAGTTGCTGACAATTCTCATGAATTGAACCAAGAATCGTCGAATCTGTGCATCATAAAAAAACTGCTGTGCCATTAGTTATCTGCCTTTGGTCTTAGTGCCTGACTCAAACTCTGACGTTCGGTCACTTCGCCTGTGTTGTTGGTGTAAGTATTTGTATTGTTTATAAATCCACTACGCAAGGTCTGACTACTGCTTCCAGGAGTCAATGTTGTTCTCACATTATCTTCAATCTTAACCCAACGACGACCGTCCCATCTAAACAGTCTGTTTGGAAGATAGTCGGTGCGTAATGCAAAATCACCTACCAAAGGATTGCTCGGAAAAGCTATACCTGAGGTAACTGGTAATCCATTTGGAGTTTTACCGTCGCCAGTGAGATAACCCTGTACTGTCGCATCTGGGCTAAGGGTACCAGCATCAGTATCTACAACAACTTCGTCGGCAGTAACTGAGACATTGTCGGCGGTAATACCAGACGGGTCGCCAGGTCCGCCAGATGGATCTATTGGTTTGATATAGATGTGATCAATATCGTAACCAGAAAACGGAACGTTGGTTTCTGCTTCTTTAAGGATAGCATCATTAATTTCAATGTATTTGTTCAAGATGCTGGATACAGATCCTAATGTAACATTGCCGGCATTGCCTGTAAATGGATCAGTGTCAACTTTGATTTGATTTAGTATGTCTTTGTATTCTTGACTATCAGTTAACGGATTAATTTTAACACGCCACAAGTGCGGCCACCATGTTGCGCTATATCCTTCTGCTGCATTATTACAATCACTAATAACGTAGTATCTTTTGAGTGCCACAGGCAAACTATCATCCAATGGATAATAATCTTTGAGATGCATTAGTTCAATTACATCACCGGGCATGAGCTTACGCCCTAGTGTAGCAATCATGTCATTTATATGAAACACCATGAACAAAGTGCCGGTCTGTAAGAACATACCAAATTGGCTAAGATCAAAAGTTACATCTTGTACTTGATATATGCCGCGCATGCCATACACATCGGTATCATATTTTCTATCACGATTTTCCAAGAACAATAAATCTTGGATATTTTGTGCGCTTTGATTAACATAACTGGGTTTAGCTGCATCGGTATAAAATTTAACTGTGACACCTGATGCTAAAACACTTGTGGTACTTGCACTCAGCGTCACTGTATTGGCTGTTTTAGCTGAAACTATGGTACCAGTAGCGACGCCAGTGGCAGTTACGAACATACCTAAGTCTATGTCACTGGTACTAGCAAAGTTTAAAGTAGTTCCGGCAGCAGCTTGTGCAGCATTAGTAGTTTTTGTTAAATTTTGTTCGTTTGTGCCTAAGTATTTGTGAACCAGAATACCGGTACCGCCAACAGTGAACATTTCGCTAATGTTGCGATCCATGTACTTGTAGTCGTATGTGTGAGCTCCGTCTTTCCAAAGTGATAATCTTGGCACAATTGTATCCTGTTATTTTATATTTAGCGACAGCTCAAATTGACATAAATTAGGATATTGTATAAAATAATTACATATGAGCGAGTTTAACAGCATTGATGATTGGCCCAACGTAGATCAACAAATTAGACGTAATTTGTGGGCCATGCATAACTTGGCTAATAAACGCCAGCTAGAGCGTATGTACAAAAATCTTGAAGCCAGTGTTAGATGCCTGAGTCAATTGAGCGTAGAATATCGTAAATATGGTCATTCGGTTCGTTACAGCGAACAGTTAGCAAAAGTGCAACAAGAGTTGCAAGAATTGCAATCTTGGCT